TTGACACATCTACGGAATGGTCATTACTACCGCTATCCCTGATAAAGGCATCAATGATTCTTAAAGGTCTAACCGTGTTAAAACTTCCACCCGATCCAATTGTATAAGTAGATTCCCCAATAGTAAGGGTAAAAGTCTCGGTTGTATTATAGGGAACAAGCAGTCCCTCTGCGCTCCACGAGCTTATCATGTTGTTTAATGCTTCTAAAGCATTGTCATCCTGGTTAGTTGAAGAAAACAATATCGAATTCAAGCGATAAGCTGCATCAGTTATTGTCTTTGCCGTTGCCATTTTATATTCCTCCTTTTTTTGAGTAAGTTTCTCTCATAGGCCTATCACACAATAGGCTTTGCAAGCATTCGTATTTTTAGCTATTTATAAAAAAGGCGAGTTTTCCCCGCCTTTTAGTTAAAGGTTACTGCGCAGCAATTATCCCGCACTCTTCCAACCGCGCCTCTACTTCTGCAAGTCTTGCCTGAAGGTTTGCTATTACCTTCAAAACAGTATTCCCTTCATCTTTAGCAGCAAAACCATAGGGAGTAGTGGTTGTTAAGTCCATTATCGTATAATCTGGCGTGCTTGGCTCTGTGTGAGTTATTGAAGTCAGCTGTACAGTCAAGGCATCTGGTTGATCCACGGGAGTAGTGCCCCAAAACCCGATTTTCCTTGACGATGTTTTACCCAAAATGGTGCCGTCATCCTGTCCTTTATCTAAATAATCATAATCTACCATGTTCTTTATCCTCCTGTGCGTTTAAATACTTCCACAACCGTCTATTTTTGATATCCCTGATTGTGAACGTTGTAACGTCATAATCATAAGCTATCGCACTATATGGTCGGGCATCTTTTAGAATACTAATCACCTGGGCTTCCGTCAGTTTAGACGCCCCCGCTTTTTCACCTCTTGCAATACGCAAGCGTCCTTTGTTTATCTTGTCTTGCATGTTGTCGTTTGGCGTTCCAATAAACAAATGTTCAGGGTTTGTGCACTTTGGGTTATCACATTTATGGCAGACCACATATCCTTTTGGAATCTCCCCACAATACAACAAATTGTCAATGCCATAACTACCTCCTTTATGTATGATAAGACATTATGCACATTATCAAATTTTGTGTCAATATCTATCATACATAAATTCGGCGTAGGACACTAACTTATTGTATTAACTGCACATTCTGCACGCCCACTCAGGACGGACGGTCTTGTAGCCGAATAGCACATCGATTCTGCATGGAAATTTATCATTGACAATGTCATACTGTCTCACAACCCTGAGTGAAATCCCGTCAATGACCTTCCGACTTGCAAAATCCACCCCCTGTGGCATTTCCAAATCCGCCGTTACTACCGTAAAAGCGTTTTTATGGAATCCAAGGGAATTGGTGTAAGCCGTGGATGCTGGGCCGGATCCTCCAGCTGCGACATTAACGATCGCTTTGCTGCCGGTCCATGCCGCTGCATAAACATTCTGCTTTGCCCCTGACTTATAAAGTGTGGGGGTAATGTCCCAAACATCGGTTCCATCGTTCGTATGGGCGGTGCGAATAGCGAACTGCTGAAGATGTGGGTACGGTGTTTTTGTTTCCAGGTTTACCGCATAAACATCGGCAATCGTGAATACGTCTCCCACAACCATTGTTCCATCCGCGCCGGTAGTCGTTAGGGTTTTATCGCCATCGGCAATTGTGGCAATGTTCACTACCGGCGTCGTGTCGTCACGACTTCCATTGGTATGCACCGGAGTCATTTCCGACTCATAGAATTTGAAACCGCTGATTGTTCCAAGCAGACCCTGTTCATATTGACGAGAAATTTCTGAAGCAGAATTAAACAGAGCCTTTGTGTCCGTTAAAACCCCATTCGCCGCCAGTGAATCCACCATTATGCACCGGTCTCCAGACGGGGCCAACCCCTGGTTCATTTTTGCTCTAACGCCAGAATATCTGCCAATACTGGTTTTGTGCCAAAGGTTGTGTTCTCGAAATTATAAACACCGGGATAACAACCTCTGATTACCGTATTGTCCATTTCCGCAGCCAATCTCGACATGGCCGGTTGTAAAATCCGTTCTGCAAAATCATCCAATGAAAGGGTAAGTTCCACAGAACTGAAGTTGACATCCACCCCTTTCTGAGTGGCAAGCGTTAGGGTCTGTGTAGTTTCCGTCACGTCCTGGGTATCCATGATTGCGCCAGTGCGTATCGTAAACTGGTTAGGTTCTCTGATTAACAATGTGCCGCCGTTCTTCGCTCCCGTCACTGCAAACCTGTTGTCATATTGCTTATCGATGAGTTTCGTAAAGACTAACTCGTTGTGAAGGATCGAAAGAGCCTTTCTCGTTATATCACCCGCTTCAAGGGTTTTAATTATGTTTGACATATTTATTGTCCTCCTTTAAATTTTGCTTCTATCTTTTCTCGATTTCGTTTTTTCTCCCAAGCGTACCATTCCGCATCACTCATCTTTGAAGGGTCCTTCTGAAAAACTTCAGTTCCTTCAATCGGAACGATGGCATCTGGCGCGCTTGATCTTGTTCTGTTGGCTGTTTGAAATCTCTGTTCTAAAACAGCGATCTCTCTTGTAATCTGCCGTGGAGACAGAGCTCCGATCCTCTGGATTTCTTTAGGGTTTTTTGCAAGGTAATAACCTATTTCAGGTCCCAACTCGCTTTCAAGCAACTCGTCACGAAGATATAGGTGCTTGCCATTAGGCATTGCTGGGATGAAATTCGCGACCGAATCATCAAAATCCGAATATTTTTTCCGCATAGCTTCCGCTCGTTTTTCAAAGTTATCAAATATTTCCTTTTCGTACTGTTGATAACTAATCGCAGCGTTCTCTTTTTTCGTCAATTGATCTTTCCATAGGTCGTCTTTGTCTTTCCATTCCACCATTGCTTTTCTGTAACTTACATCATCATCGTATTCAAAACGGTCGGGTGGCACAGGTCTTTCTGTTAAATGCCCAGATTTAGATTCCAATTCCTTTATCTTTTTGTCCTTTTCCTCTATTTCCGCCTTTAACGCGTATTTTTCCCTTGTAAACTTGTCAAAACGTTCTTTTGCCCAAGCAGGAGTTTTATCCTCCGCCCGTTTGCCAGAAATAATATCGTCTATAGATATTATATTGGATTTCTCTTCCGTTTTAACAGTTTCCCCTTCTTCCAGAGTCTTTTCTGCGGATGCCTCTACCGCTTGTCCTTCGGCTTCTTTTTCCTGAGTGCTTTCAGTATCAATCTCTTTATCCATTACAGTTCTCCTTCCCCCTCACGGGGTACGTTTTGCTCGCCTACCGGCGATTGTTCTTGTTCTATACCTTTTCCTGGCTTTCCACCAAGCAACTGAGACATATGTTCCTTGATTCTTTTCTCAACTTCGGAAGCGCCAGGAAAATCATTATATTTAAACACAAGGTCTAAAATCAAAGGGGCAATATTTGGAGATGCCTGCATTATATTGGCCATAAGTTCCGCAGATTCCTGTCTGCGCGTTGACCACATTTTAACGTCTGCAACAACATCATACTTGCCTACTGTCAAATCGTTGATAATTCTTTTTTGCCCCGTAAGCGGACTTATCATCTCTTTATTGATTTCTACCAACTCTTCTCCCGCCCCATCCTCGCCAAGAATTCTGATAACTCTTTGAGTATCATAAACTTTAGGAATAATATCTATTAAATGACGGACGGTTTCTAAAATTGCTCTCCTGAAATTATCAGAAAAATGATATGTCCCGAAATCACTTCTACCTGCCCTCATTTTTATGGCAATCCCTGTTCTTTCGTTGCTTTTTTCGCCAAAGGAGGCTTCATACATTCCTATGGTATCTTGAATATCAGCAGCCGCAATCTGAAGCAGCTGTCCTGCGCCAGTCTGAATCTGCGGCGGCAATTCTCTCCTGGGGACTCGATTGCCTTGAGGATTGAACATTAAATATGGATAATTTTTCACATTGGCAACATTCCACATCGATTCAAAACCCTTGATTTCTTGTGGAGTTACAATATATGGAGACTTAGGGACTAATGCCATAGTCTCGGTCATGTGAGTCAAGAAATAATTGTACATCTGTTGTGGACTTTTAGCGTCTCTTATCAAAGAACGCTTATATTCCTTACCGCCAATGGTGACTTTATCCCCAACAACCTCAATGATCGGTATATTTTTTCCAACCCAATCGCCCTCTTCAAGAACTTCATACCCATTAATTTTAGCCCACTTGATTTTGTTAGCTTTTTTTGTCTTTTGTCTTAATACCTGATAGCCCGTCTCAATAAGACTCTTCGATGTCATTTCTTCTTTCAATTCGACGATTTTTATTTCACCAGTGACAAGATTCATACACTCTGCTATTGTCTTGTCATATCTCTCTTTATAAAAGTACTCAGCTATGAATACTCGATCCTCCTCATACCACTGGGAATATTCTTCACCCGCTACAGTCTGGTCAAAAGAAGCAACCGTTTTACCGGGGTACCGGTCTTCAAATTCCTCTTTGCTTATACTTTTGCGAATAAAAGCATAATTACCCCTGGGATCGAGATAAACCGAAAACTGGTTATCTATTTTTTCGATAAACACTTCCTGTTCGAAAGAGTCATCCTTTTCCTTTGTGATAATCCTCCAATATCCAAATCCGCCTGCAATGGCTTTTTCACCAGCATCTGCATATATCTCATCGGCTTTACTTGCATATTCTATCTGCCTGATAAGACCTTCTATGACTTTCGCCGTCTTTACGTCAGCGTTGTCATCAACGGGTCTAACCTTGCCGGCGAGTCGTTGATCTCTTTCCCTGTTTGCCACTTGCGCTACGTATTTGCGAAGTTTATTAGAAGTAAGACAGGGGCGGCTCTCGGAAATCCGTTCGTTCCTTATAGATTCAGGCCATTGCCCGTCTTCCACATTATACGTAAACTTCAAATCTTCCAATGAAGCGGCACGAATATCTAATTCTGCGACCTCAATTTGTGCGAATCGTCTGCGAGCAAGGGCGAGAAACTTATCTTTATCTTTATTTCCCATTATTCACTCTTCAATTTTATCGAATCTACTTTTTCTCTTAAAGCCGGCTTTAGCGGGATCAAACCCATCTTTTATCAACTTTCTCTTTATCTTACGCCGTATATCTAGCTCTAACTTCTTCCGGTTAAGAGAAGGTTTAGGGCCCGGCTTTTTCCTCTTTATTAAAACCGAACCCATTAACGTATCCAGACGAGCAGATAACGCGTGAATAGACTGCTCCAATATTATTACCCGTTCTAAAAGTGTTTGGTCACCCATTTATTTCTTCTTCCGTTTTACTCTCGAAACAAGTTTTTTCCCCGCAGACTCCTTCAGATCACTTCTTAACTCCTCAGTCGTCATACCTTCCATTCGTCCTTTCTTACCAGCCCTTCTCCGTGCCAATTCTGCGCCCATCAGCCCACGTTGCGCCTTAGAAACTATTAGCCTGTGCTTTTTCCCTCTACCCGGCATGATCCTAATCCTCCTCCTTAATATTATTTTTTACTCCCATTTGTCTTCATAGGGATTATACTTGAACGTCTCGTTCTTTTCTTTATATTGCCATTCGTTTTCATAGGGATTATACTTTAATTGGGCCTCTGGCCTCTCATAGGACCACCGATTATCATAGGGATCGTATTTCAGCGCTTCTCGCTCATCCTGCTGCTTTTGATGCTTATACCGATCATAATTCTCCCAACCATTCCCACCCCAACATGCTGTAGTGAACGCTAAAAATACAATTATTATCATCTTTTTCATGCCCTTAACCAACCTCCTGCCATTGATCTCGCCCCTTCGGATGCTCCCCCTTGTTGATAGCAATAACGATCTCTATTTCCTTGATATTCTATACCTGCCAACGTATATCTGTAAAGATTTTCCATAAAATGATCCATTTCTTTTGCGGGTTTGCCCTCTTTATCATAAATCCACCTGTTTATCTCATATAAATGACCATAGGCGCCATCATAACTTGGAAGTGAATTGAAAAAGAACAAAACAGGCATCTTATTTATACC